TCATTAACAACTTCATCTCTAACTTCTGACGTTTCTGACGTTTCTACGTTTTCGTTAGATGATAAACCATCGTCCATCACTACAGAACCTTCTTCCATGTCTTCCTTTCTAGCCCTTCATGCTGACCTGACGCTGTTTGGTGACGGGCTGCGAAGCCCGAGTCCTGCTCTGAAGCAGAAAGGCGGTAATTTGTTATTATTTATATAATAGGGGGGGATGTTATTATTTGTGACAGATATAGATTAGTTTAACCTCTTACACCAGTTTTTCTATGGGTAGCAATTCCTGTTTTTTCATCAAACTTCCAATATATTGGATAAAAAATACGATTCCAATCACAGTGTTTACATTTAAAACGATATCTTTTTTTATCAACACAACGGTAGACATGATTTTTACAAACAACGTTTCTTGGTGTTTGATTAGAATAAAAAGTTTTTTGTTTAAAGATTTGATCTTCTTGTTTAAATTCAATCCTATTGTTTTTTGGATTCATCTTAGGAGTCATTACAGGAACCGTAACATCTTCTTCAATCCACTCTTCTAAAGGTTTGTCAAATTTCTTATTCATCTATTTTAACTCTTCCTGCTTTGATTTCAGATTCTAAATCTTTTTTAGTTTGAATATAATAATTAAGATCATTGAAGAATTTTTTTATTAATTTATGTTGACCTGAAAGTTCATCTACTTGTACTTTTTTTGGTGTAATAAAGATTTTAGATAATTTTTCAGAAATAGTTACAACTTCTCTAACTTCATGTACAGTGTTTTCTATAATTGTATTTTCAATATATTTTTTAGTTGAATTAAAATAATCTATTATAAAAGCAAATCTTTCATCAGTAAGTAATTCTTCTGCTGCATCAGCAGAATTTTTAATAGATTTTTCTTCTTCTTTTGAAATTCTTGTAATTTTTGCCATAAATTCCTTTATCCATTTACTATTGGTGGTATATATATCTGCTCTATTGTATTTATTATTGATTGTACTGTTTTAGTTAATGTTTTATAAATCATGCAATATTTTGTAAATTATAGTTTCTTTGGTTTTCAGGTAATCCTTGTTGTTCAGCTTGGTTAGGATCAAAGTTCATAGCTCCTTCCATATTTCCAGCACCACCAGCACCACCAGCACCACCAGCACCACCAGCACCAGTTGTTACAGGAGGTTGAGGTTGCTTCATCATGTTAATCTCTTGTTGTGATTGTAAATATTGTAAATGTTTATTAACATACTTTTCTACTAAATCAGCTATTTCAGGTGGTAACTGTTCTACGTTTTGAAAGTGCATATTAGCAGCAACCATTAAATCTTCATGTTGGTCTCTAATTAAAATTTCAGGCATTTGACCACGCTCTAACATATTCATATCTCTTTTAGCTTTTTCATCGATTGACATAATAACATCACCAACATCTTCCATCTCTGGAGTGGCATCAATTAAAGCTTCAACTGCTGGTACGATATCAATTTGAACTCTACCTTGAGAAGTTGTTTCAATTCCTTGTAAAACAGTGATTGAATTTTGTAAAGAAGCTTGTCTTGAAGCAGGTGTTTGTTTTTGTATTTTTTCAGAATTAACAGAAACAATAAAGTTTGCAGTTACTTGTTTAGGAGAAATAGAAACTAAATCACGAACACCTCTTTTACCTGTAACTGAGAATGTTTGCTCCTCGGTAACATACTGAGCATTAAGTTCTTGAAAATGTTCACCAGTTGGTTTTAATACTTGTTCACCAAATAGATCAATAATCATCTTCATGTTAGTATCAATATTTTGGTCAATAATCTGAGCACCTCTAGCAGTTTGATTAACAGACTGTGAAGCAACACCCGATGCGTAAAGTGAAGAAATACCACCTGCTCGTTCAATCTTGTTACCAAGTTCTTGAGCCATATTAATAGCTGCGCGAGTATTGTCTTGAGTTCTAATCTGTTGAACCTGACCAGCATCACCCATAACTCTGATAACTCCATCTGGACGTTTTCTAAACTGCCAATTAGGTGTCTGAGAAGCTGCTGAGCCAGCAATCCACATATCATTGTTGATTTGTCTGATATTAGTCATTGTCTGATTTAAAACCTCGGTGGCAGCAATTTGTAAATCTCCAACTACATCAACTAAAGCAACTGCGTGATATTCATCATCTTCTGGGAATGGACAAAAATCAATATAAGGATAATGACCATGCCAATAACGATTGTTAGTATCTGTATTAATAATTGTTTCTTCTTCAAAAGGTTGATAAAAAACTTTACCATCTTTGGTGTGCATACACATCATTGGGACATGAGCAGCTTTAAAAGCTAAATCTTCTTTATAATCAGCATCAGTTGCACGTTCCATTTCGTATTCAAGTAACTTACCAGAGATACCAGAATCTTTAAGTCTTTTTAAAAACTTCTTATCCCAATAAGCTTTTTCACCTTTTCCTTCAAGTAATTCATTTTCATCAAGCATATCTCCAACATTTTGTTGGATTAATTCAATAATATAAGGTTGTTCTTGTAAAAGAGGATTATTTCTATCTGGAATTAAAATGTTATTGTATCGAACAAATTTAGCATCAGCACGGTCAAGAACATCTCTCATTAATTTAGATCTTTTAACATTGCCTTTTTCATCTTTTTCTTCAATACTAATTGCTTTCTGATATTTCCAACCAGTTTTCATATAACCACGACCTGCTAGGTATGCACTAAAAATCATACGATAGTAAAGGGTGGTCATCATCAATTCACCAATTTCCCAATTAAGAAAGTCTTGATTAATTTGACGAACTTCATAATCTTCATCTCTACGAACATCAAGTCTAATAGAACTCATGTTTGGATTTGATCTAGAAAGATAATTTCTAACCATAGGAAAGACGTGAGGATCTACTAAAGAATAATCCCACTCATAAGTGTCGTCAGTGTTGAGAATACCCTTGTAAAGATTCTTATTAATTTCTACTCTATCAAAGGCATCTTGATTGATTTCTTTACACTTCTGATAACGTCTGTTGATTATGTCTGGAAGATTATTTTTTGTTGTCATATTTTTAATATTAAGGTTTATTTGGTTTCTTTGTGACTCTACTTAAATTTATTATTCTGTTGATATCCAATTATAAAAAGTTTAGATTTAAGTCTTAAATCTTTTAAGATTCTCATATATTGTCTACGAGACAACTTAAGTGCTTTAGCAAAAGATCCATGATCAATTTTAAATCCATTGTCTCTAAGTAATTGAAAAACAAAAACTAATTTATCTCTTTCTTCTAAATTATAAAGTATTTGAATAATCATCTCTTCATATTCCATATTATCTTCAATGCGTTTTAAATTAAAACAGTTATCACTTGGATCAAATTCAGTGTTATCATCACGAAAACCTCTTTCAAGTTCTGAAAAATTAACAGAAATGGGAATAAAGTTTCCTAATCCTTTAGCTAATTTAAATCGTTTATTACCCATTTGTCCTTTCTACCAACTTTCCATTAGAAACCTGAAAGGGTGAAATTATTTTATGATGTATAGTGCTTTTAATTTCTTTAGAAATTCTATTTCTACTTAATTGATTTTGATAGTTTTGACCGTTTTGACGATACCATAATAAAGTATTAGCTTTACCAAAGGTGTAACCATTGAACATTGCTCTTATCCAAAAATCCCAATCTTCAAAAACAGGTAATTCTTTAAACCCATTTAGTTTTTCATAAACTTTTCTGTGCATCATTGAAGTAACTCTAATATCACATCTATTACTTATTATATTTTTAGGTGTAAGATTGATTGGAGCTTCCACTAATAAATTCTGTTCTACTGCTCCAAATAATATCTGATTGGTATAAGCAATATCTTTGTTAGCAATAACCTTTCCACATTGCTGAATAAAGTCAGGAGCTAATTTATCATCTGCATCAACGAAAAGTAGTATTTTACCAGTACTTAATCTCACACCAATATCTCTAGCAAAGCTCACACCTTTGTTTTTCGGAAGTATTATCGAAGTAGCTAAAGCATGAGCCTTTGGATTTTCTGAACCATCATCAACTAGAATTACTTCTTTTGGAATTACAGTTTGATCTTTAATAGATTGCATACATTCATCAAGCTGTTTTGGTGACTTATTGAAATTAGTAACTACGATTGATAAATTAGCTTTCATTTTGTTTTAATTTTGCTTTCATTTTGTTTTGTTGTATCCTCTTGTAACGGTCTTTTTAATTTCTCTTAAAACCTCTTTCATGTAGGCTAGACTATCTTTAAGATTTTGAATTTCCAACGCCTGAGCTTCAAATAGCTTAGGTAACTTTCTTATAGCATCTTTTGTGCGTACATCTATCATCTGTGTCTCCTTTTTAATATTGAACTTCTTTTGGTAAGCCAACTTCTTTTCTTGTTCACCCAATCAGGTTCTTCCTTTTTATCAGGAGAGAACGCATCCACATTAACAAAGAAATATTCCATCATTGTTCGTGGGTGAGAAGTCCAATTATGAATTGGTAATGCGATTGGGGTCGTAGATTGAGAGTTTTCTTGTCGCTCAGGATAGCGAGAAGATTTAATTGCTTCATAAAAGTATTCATTACGAGGATTTGCGTTAATTTCAAAACCTTGTTGAAGTTCAATTTTAGTTTTTTCACGTCTAAAGTAAAAATCATTTTTATCTAAGCATTGGATATAAACTCCAACTTCTTCAAGAACTTGTCTAGTAGAAATACCAGTTTGGATTGAACGTTTCTTAACATCAGGGTCACCAAAGTGAATACCTTTAGGATATTTTTTAAACTGTTCAATGGCTTTTAAGTCATCATCGTTATAATCAAACTTAGAATCAATAGCACCTCTAAAAAAAGGCATATAATATTGAATAACTTTATCTTCATTTGTGTAAGAATCTACCAATCTCCATTTTCCATTAGATTTATTCTTTTGGAAAAAACCAATCGAAACTCCATCTAAACCAAAATCCCAAGAGAAATAAGCAGGTGAGTTCATTAATAAAGGAAATTCTCCATAAGTAGCATTATCAATTTCTGGATATACACGTCCAGTCATAGATAATTCCCAGTTACGCATAATTTCACGATTAAAATCTTGTACACTACGACGAGATCTTTCTCTTTCTAACCAAGCTTTATCTTTTCTAGGATCAAGTGTATAATCAAGTTCAATAAGTTTAATTTTCTCTCCATCTTTACCAAATCTTAATCTTTTAGCTTTTCCAGGTCTAATACCAGGTGTAGTAACAACAATTCTACAATTTGTGGTATCAGCAGTAGATCCCCAAGCTGCGGTATTCCCACACCAAGATGCAATTCCATTTCTTCTAATATAAAGAGAGTGATATGGGGTGGTAACACAATATGCATAGTCATTATATTTGACTATCTTCTTATCAAGACTGGCTATCTGAGCATGAGGTTTAAGTCCAATATTTAGTAGATATATTCTTTTCCATTTCTTATTTCTATCAGCATATGTAATCCTTGAGCGAAAACCAACTTTTTGACAAAGTTCTTGGAAATCATCTGCAAGTTGTTTTGATGTAGTTGCATACATCATCTTATTTACTCTATCTTTTCTATTTGTAATACAACCATCACCAGCCATAAGTGAATCAAACATGATTTTGAGTAGGTCTTTATTCAGATTAAGATATTTTCGTGGGATATGCTTCCGATGTGCCTTTCCTAGAGAAATGAGTTCATCAAACATATTTCCTGGTAAGTCACTTGCTAAAATCCTAAAACTGGAAACATAATACTTAATCTTAAAACCCATTCTCAACAACAAATCTTCAATTTGTTTTTTACCATCTTTCTTTACTTGGGCTATCTCAACATAATAATGACCATTTTTGTTAGCAAAACATCCTTCTGAAATATACCACCCAAGAAACTCCATGAAATCTTCTACATCAAAACCATAAATCTTCTCTGGTCTATCTCCGCCCACATAATTAGAAATAAGTGGTATATAGTCATGATTCTGGTTATATACCTCATCAGCTCTGCGGTAATACATCTTTCCTACAGATTGTTGATACCTAGACTTATCTTTATTCAGGTTTAGAAATTTCCTCACCCCACTTGGAGAGTATCTCTTTTTTAAGAGTAATTTATGATTAGCGGTGCACGATATATCTACAGATTTGCTTTTAAACTCATAAAGATTCTCGGCATAAACTTTGTGTAATTTAGTCACTGGCATATACTTAGCTAAGCCAGTTTCTATATCCATAGAATAAACCATATCCGATGTGTCGCAATCTTTTATTAACTTCCAACCGCAGTCGGTTAGAACCTCTGCATCAGCTCTCCAACAGTCGTTATCCCAAAAAGCAAATTCATCAAGAAGAATAGATCTTTGACGACCACCACGAGAGAAGTTTTGATTACTAGACTCACCAGAAATAGAGTTACCATTATCTGGATTTACTAAAGACATGTAATTAAAATGACGATCTGGATTATAACTATCAGGAAGAATAAACTTAGGAAGTCTACTCATCATGTAATCAATTTTACCAAAAAGTGATTCTTCTTTATTACCTACAACTCCACCACGTCTATTATCAACATAATCCTCCTTACGAGAACCAATAAGAAAATTAGAAGCAGGTGTAGTCAACCAAAGGTAAATATAACAGCCTAATATTGTATAAGTTGCACCCATTTCACGACATTTCTCAACAAAAACATCTTCGCCATCACGAATAGCAGCTAAAATTTCTCTAATTAATCGTTTTTGAAAGGGAAATGGTCTGAACCTATGATGATAAGGCTCTCTTTTTGGGTCAAATGTATATAAAAAGGTTTCAAAGAAATATATAGGATCTTCAAAAGCCTTCTTTTTCATCTCTTTTAAAGTAGCTTCTAATTTTTTAGCTTCTTTTGGAGATATTTGTGTAAGGTTATCCATTAATTAACAATATCATATAATTTAGTAAATGTCACTTATTAATTTATTATATTTAGGTTTTAAAACTTCTGGAGAAAATTCTTTTTTAGCTATCTCAAAAGCTAAATTTTTATCAGGTAAATTTTTAGTCCATTCATCAATCTTTTTAGCCATTGCATTAATATCAGAATAATAACAATCAATAATTTCTCTTGCTAGAAAAGTATCTTTTGATTTAACTGGTATTAACCAATCCTTTGGAAGTAACTTATTGTTTGGAGATATATCAGTCATCATTACTGGTAATCCTGACATTAAAGCTTCATTTGTAGTAAGTGAAAGTCCACCATATCGTCTAGGTAAAATATAAGCATCGAAACCATAGTAAAGATCAGAAACTTCTTTTACATTAGAGATAACATATTTAACACGAGGATCATCAATTATATACTTGTTTGGTAATTTATGTTGAGATTTAATAACTAATTCAAAATCTTCTTTAGCTAATTTAACAGCTTTTAATAAGTCTAGTGTACCATTTCTATCTTTATAAGCTAATGTACCAACTATATGTAAAAATCTTGGTTTAGGTTTAACTGTGTTATTCTCATAAAAAGCTTCTTCAAATTCATCAGGATCAGTTGGTGGTGGTAAATACATAACTCTATCTTTACCAAAGCGTTCTTTCATTTCCTCAATCATCCAATAAGAGGGCATTAAAAATAAATCAGGTGTAGGTAACCAAGGAGCTTGCAAGTTTTCACAAAATTCATAGTTTGTTTGAATTATGGTTTTAATATTAGAATCATTACAAGCTTTAATTAGATAAAAGTTGTATGGATTTTCTACTGCAAAAACATAATCTAAATTTTTAATAAAACTAATAATATCATAATTCTTTGGAAAGCCATCAACAATGACTGTTTTATAATCAGAATACCATTCAGGGTGAAACTCTTTATTTTGAGAAAAACCACGAGAATCAATTATCATTATCTTGTCTGGATTAATTAACTTAGTTAAACGTTTAGTTTGTATACCTATACCAGAATCATTAGCAAAAACTAAAATTCCTACCATATCTGTTCTTTATCATATTTTTTATCATTTTTTCTACCATCAAGATTATAACTTCTCTTAATACCTCCCTTTGGAAAGAAAATTGTAATCTTGTTATCTTCCC